GGACTTCAGCAACTTGTCGACTTGGAGAGGGACCAGGGTTACCTGTTCGGATACAAGTATCTCTAAATTGAATTTTGAACGTAATTCTCTAATCAATTCTATTGCCATTGGCCAATCATGGTTGATTACAATAGAGTTTAGTAGATTAGGACTCAGCGTTCCCAAGTTCTTCCCGTCTCTAAGTATGTGTCTAGCAAACTCTGCTGAAGATGGTTTTCCATCTTCACATTGAATGCTTTTCGATATACTTATGGATACACCAAGGGCTTTCATGTATATCCTGTAGGCTTTGGCAACTCGTGGAGACTTGATGACTAAATCGTCACCAAGTACCATATATTCTGGGTTCTCACCTAGTTCATAACTTAACCACTTAATGGTTTCGTGATGAGTTAGATTGAGAGTAGCCCAAGAACTATATGCTCCCATAGGTTGACCAACCTCATAGAATACATGTTTTCCTAATTTATGGTGGAAGGGAGGAATACGGGTCATGCAAAAGCTCCAAATCTCTGCAACCGATTTTCCGAACACAGACTCGATAACCAACATTTGGTGTCGAGCTGGCCATCTATCAGTGGCAGCAGTAAGATCGAATGAAGTGAGTTTTGCTCCTTCCTTCGTCCACTGTTGGATTTCTTTCACACCCTTCTCCTGATCCCATGTTGCATCATGATTCATGTCTCTGAAAAGGGACATCATGGCTTCATGCATTGGAAGAAGAAGAGCCTGAATCCACCAGTTTAAGACGTAGACAATTCGAGTCTTACCAGCTGGTCCTGAGATGAAGGACAGCTTAGCATTAATCGGATATTGTCCGTCTTTGAACTTTATCGGTAGATCAGTTCTTATTACATCGTATGAGAAGTCAACAAATGCCTTTTCAAGCCAGGAATCTGGTGGATATATTCGTTTTATTAATTCGACAAATGAGCCGTAAGGCCATGTTGTCATCAATATTGCGACCATATCCTGCGCATGTGATATAGAAGAAGGTCCGTTGGGTCCCCCTTTACAAGTAAATAGGGATTCAACCTTTGCTGGTTTGAGGCGTGGAGAATTCTTTTCCAACCAATCTCTGAATCTCCCTTCATAGGGTATTTTAGTTCTACCAACAGATTTATCTGTTATAGAGCTAATATCTAGATTCGGCTTATCGTACATTGTATATACCAAATTAGGTATAAATAGTGCTACATTAGGCTCCAATCTGATAAACTCTTCGAGGGCATTTAGTCTTTTGGGCAAGAAGGATTTCTTCGTTACCTTAGACCAGACACCTCCGATTGAATTGTTTCCTTTTGGATACCCACAAGCGAAATGACGTGATCGACTGTTAATCTCTTTTAAGATTTTAATGGTCTGAGAACTGCCATAGCTGCTTAAGGTACTAGAATGAAACTCTTTATATTGAAGGTAGGCCTTCTTTGAAAGAGCTTGATCTTTCGCTAAAGCTGCGAGGACAGGCATAACTGGAGACCCCTGCATATTCATATGCTTCGGTTTTAAGTTCATATCTGATTTTGATAGTTATTAAAGCCTTGCGTTCGCAAATCGTTTACAAGCGATTTGTTGCCATAAGCAGAAGCGCTAAGTCTCCGACATCTACAAATTGGGGAATTTGTATAGTCTTTTCCTTCGGGAAACGTCTATGCCTACGTTTCAAGGTTCCATTTAGGTCACTTGGAATCCGAGTGGTGTAAAACTCCTCCGCCTTTGCTTAGG